TTAAATCAACCTCGTCTTGCAAACTTTTGGGGCAGATTTGGGGCGATATAAGAGTTCCCTCATCACATCCACCACCTTCTCCTCGCTCACAACTTCCCACGGTCTGACTTCTTCGCCTGGTAGGACGTAATCAAATATCTTTCCGTCTCTGCGGACGATGTTTACCGTACTGCCTGTGATATCCCCGTCATCTACTGCTTGCTTCAATTCTTCGTATTCTAACATTTTTTCGTCCTCCTACTTATCTATTCGGAAAAAATTAAAAAAAGTACAAAAAGTTTTGTATAAACACTTGACTTTATACAACTTAAGTTGTATAATAAATACATAAGGTTAAGGAGGAACCTTATGATAAGAAATCTAAAAGAAAGGAGCTTGTATGACAAGTTGGATGAGAAAACCACTCAAGATAAAGATGAGTAAGCTGGTCGTCAAACTAAACTTATTCTTCCTAATCATTGAGTGGCACATCGAAATCGGGGAGTAACTCTCCCCGCCCCTTCGGGGGTCAATATTATCATACCATAGATAACTATGAAAGTAAATTTTAACATTAGAAAATCTACAAAGAAAGAAAAAATCGAATTTGTTATTGGACTTATCGTCTTGTTGGCAATTATTTGGTTAGTATCGAGATAAGAAATGAAAATTGACATAAACGATATAAAATGGCTGTTGGACAATGTCACATCCTATGCGATCAGCAAAAATTGTGGCTTGTCAAATCAAGCCGTTGACAAATACAAGCATGGTCAATCAGATGTGATGAACATGAAGCTCAAGCATGGACTAGCCATGACGAAATATGCTCAGGAATTAAAAGAAAAATAAAAACACCTTACAACCACTCAAACGCCAATCCGACTGGTTGCAAGGCAGACGCACTTACTAAACAGCAAGTACCACATGATTGTATCATAAAGTACTTGTTGTCGCAACAGGTACTTTTTTAAGTACCCTCAAAAAAAGAAAAGAGGAAACAATCATGACAACAGTAACATTTACAGGTAATTTTGACAACGGACGCGGCTTATATCAGGTTGATATATCGATAGATGTAGATACTAGCAAAGACTATTTGACTGCTGAGGAAGTTGTTGAAATCGTTGAAGAATTGCGACGTGCTGACCGTAGACTTCATGGTCGTAGCTACCGCGGATGTGTGATAGGCTTCCAAATCTCGAATGAAGAACTTGACAAGCAGCAGGATATGGGAAATATCACGTTAGAGGATGGTTCTTCAGAGTATATTTGTTCTGATGGATTAGAGTGGCTTAATACGTTTAACGCTGACAGCAAAGATATTAGACATAGCTTTGACGTGACTAACTACTGAAAAGGCGGCATTAAATGAAAGCCGCTATCTATACCCGAGTGAGTACTTTTGAACAAACAGAAGGGTACTCACTCGATATGCAATTTAGGACATCGGAAAATTATTGTAAAGCCAATGATTTAGAAATATTTGGAACATACACTGATGAAATGACTGGAGCCAAGATGGACAGACCTGAATTGACCAAATTGTTGGCAGATGCAAAGAAAGGTTTATTTGATTGTGTGATTGTACATAAATTAGATAGGCTTGGTCGGTCACAAAAGGATATTTTGTATATAATAGAAGATGTCTTTTTGAAAAACCAAATCGAATTTATTAGTCTTACCGAAAGTTTCGATACAAGGACACCTCTTGGTAAGGCTATGATTGGTTTTCTTGCTGTATTCGCCCAATTTGAGCGAGACCAAATAAGAGAACGCATGCAATTAGGAAAAATCGGCCGTGCGATGGAGGGCAAGCCTATGACCTGGTCAAAAAGTTTTTGTCCATTTGGGTACGATTATTTTGATGAGAGTTATCATCAAAACGAATATAGTAGATGGGTAAAATACATATTTAGTCGATTTTTAGCTGGTGACACAATAAATACTATAGCAGCGGATCTAACTGATAGAAAAATATTAAATAAAAAATGGCACTACTCATCTATAAAGTGGATTTTGGAAAATCCTGTTTATATCGGCAAAATTAGGTGGCGAGGAAAGCTATATGATGGATTTCACGAACCGATTATTACAGAAGAAATGTATAATTTAGCACAACCGATGATTCCAATCACAAAAAATACACCAAATATTTTTAGAACAAAAAAATAAGTGGTAGTACACTAGACCCTCGTGCGAGGGTCTTTTTGTGTCCACAAAAACGGCAATTTTGCAAAATGTCTGTGATAAAGGCAAGTATTTTGCTATCGAAAATCAAAAAAACGCCGATTTTTTGAAATTTCGGCAACAAAAAAAGCCCAGCAGACCGCTGGGTAAAAATCAAATAGGCTCTTTTGTAAGTCTATAGCGTGTGCCGTTGATTGTGACTTCAATACCTTCTATCGCTACTTCTATTTTATCAGTCTTAGCGACATCTGTGACGGTAGCAATATCATACTTGGCCAATGACCCGTTCTCTTGCTCGATTGCTTTCAGACGGCTTGACGCTCCGACAATGTAGCTGTCAAATCCGCTAGCAGCATAATCATAGACTGCACCACCAACTTTGAACATGCCTTTGATAGCATCGCTAAAGGTTTTAGCGCCTGAAACCTTGTAAGAGCCACCAGCCCTTAGCAAGTAAAACCAGTCTGTCAAGAAATCATCCACACTAGCATAGTGCATATAGTATCCGCCTTCGTTTGACGGACGAGCAAGGCCTCTAGTGACAATAACTCCTGAGGGACGAGTGATTTGCAAGTCATTGCTTGTCATAGTCATACCGCCCCAATTGTTATCTGCCTTACCTACGGCTGAGGTACCCCAAAGCCCCTCAAAGTGTAGAACGGTAATAGCGTAGCTAGGTAGGATATTGTGTTCCTTACACTTAGCAAGGATAATATCAAGGACAGATTTTTTCAGAATTGCACCGTTAAAGGACAAGTCACCATCTTCTTTAGTGATTTTGGTACCTGTCGCTTTACCAGTTGCCCCAGTTTCCTCTGTCTTAGGTCCGGTGGAGGAATTTACCACCTCACTTTTTGGAGCGTATAAGGGCGTTTTAGGAGTATTTCCTGATGTGCTACCTTTCAGGATTTCAGCTACACGTTTTTGCACAGCTGGATAGTCAGCACCTAACGACTGCTTGCGAGCCTCACCGTTGCCATGCATACCAGCAATTACCTCTTGAGCCAGTTGGTCAACAGTCTTTTTAGGTGCCGTAGCTTTGCCATTAATAACTGCCATGACAGGTTCATATTGATTGCCCAAACTTGCTTTGCGGGCATCTCCGTTCCCATGTACCCCAGCCAAAGTCTCCTTAACGAGCTGATCCAGTGATTTGTTGCTGATGCTGGGCTGATTTGCCGGACGGTATAGATAGTAATACATACCACGGGATACTTTATTGTAATCATCAATAGTAATACCATTGCGCTTAAAGTTACAATGGATAATGTTAACATTATCTACAAATATCCCAGTGTGTCCACCTTCACCGCTGGAATAACCACGTTTACCCCAAATAAAAACATCATGTCTTTGGGCGTTAAATGGTTTATTTTCAGCAACCAAAACATATCCGTTACGTATCAACCAGTCATGCATATACTCCGTGTTGACCGCCCAGCCTGCCGAAATTGCACCGCCTGCCATTAGCGCATAATATACAGCACTAGAGCAGTCATAACTATTCGGACCGTTACGATAGTCCATTGAGTAAGAGACTTTGCCGACACGGTCACTCATCCAACGAATGGACGTTTCAAGATTAATTGTCATCTAATACCTCCAAAATTGGTACAAGCAGAAATGCAATTGGCGCCAAAATAATCAGCGCCAACACACAAAATGTTGTCTTTAATATCCTCATCGTTTGTCTGCCTTTGGCTCGTAATAGTCAAGAGCCTGCTTGCTATCTGATACTCCCGCAGTCGTTGGGTCATTGATGATACCAACAACAGTCAAGATAGACATAATCGTCGCAAAGGTTGATTCCCAATTTTCAGGGACCCAATTAAAGCCCAGTTGTTGAGACAAAAGTACCAATAACGGTACTAGTGTCCACCAAAAAGTTTTATTGCGTAAACGTACGCCCCAGTTAATTTTAGTCATATCAATTCTCCTTCTTCAATGGCAAATCACAATAGATGCCATACATAGTTTCAATTTCGCCATTGCCGCCTAAAACCTTATACGATTCAAACAGCTTGGCGATTTCCCGACGTTCTTCAAGAGTTGTCCATCCTCGCTCGATGGCAGCGTCCAAATCGCGATAGAGGACATAACGACGACTACTACGGCTACTCGTTTTGAGATTTTCGACATCATACTTAATCGCTTCACCAGTCGACTTGTTGTCATCTGCAACCTTTTGCAAAGTCGTTAGACGAGCATTGATAGCCGTTAGTTCGTTCTTATTGTTCGCTCCAATCTTTGCGATGGCAACCCCACCAATCGCCGTCACTAATGTTCCAGCGAAAGGTGTTGCCGCATGCAAAATTTGGATAAAAAGATTTGGTTCTTCGACCATAGGCTATCCTTCCTTAGTCAATTCGTTAAAGATTTCATCATCTTCAACTAGCTTGCGAATGTAAGCTTTGATTCGGTCCTTAATAATTGGACTAAATTTAATATCCTTCCACTTCATGTTGCCTTCCATAACTTCTAGAGCATATAATTTAATCATCATGTCAATTCTCCTATCTTTATTAAATATCAGTTTCAGGACTATCTTCAGATTCATCATCAAAGATACCTGTCGCAAAAAGTTCTTCATCGGTAAGGATTCCTTTCTCATAGAGCAGGACGGTAATTTTCAAGAATGATGAACGGGAAGCTGCGGACAATTTTACTTGCTCTTTAACCTTTTCAAGATTCTTTGTAGCTTCTTCGGTAATATCATCAACCTTGGCAAGACGCTTGCCAATTTCATTGAATTTCTCATCTTCTGCTCTGTTCGGGAAATTGTCCTGATAGATTTTTTCAAGTGCTAACTCAAACAGTTCTGCATCCGACTTATCAATAGCTTCTTTATCAAAATAGATGGGATACATAGCTCCCTCATCATTGATAAGTAATACTCTAGTTTTCGGATGTTCCCCTTGCGTATATTCCAACGATTTGTTTCCAAATTTTAACCTCATAGCTATTCCTTTCTAACTTGGATATGGGTCATTAGTGATGTATGTAATCGTGCCAGTCATTACATGTCCACCGACCGTATTACTCGTCATCCTAATGGTTCCGTCTGGTGCGAAATGCAAGATATTTGGACTTTTTGTGAACTGAGATACATTTGTATTTACGGTCATATGGACATCGACAACAGGTCTATATCCAGCTGGTATCTTTTCCTGCATGACTGCATGTTCGAAAGAATCCACGGAATATATATTCCGAATTAGACTGATTGTTACTACATCTCCCTTTCGGACAAGATTGGCTTTCATGCTATAAGGAAATCCCATCGTCAATGTCTTTAGTGGTTTCTCTTGTAGCATTGGGTGGTTGGTTTGGGGAGTTATCTCGACCCAAGGATACCATGTGGCAGAACCATTTGAGGGCTTGTAACCGATAGCATGCCGCCTATACACCTTCCACCCGCCATACCAAGATTTTGCAATCTGAAATATATCTGTAGTAGCTCTGCATGTTTCAATCCAGCCATATTGTGACGGAAATGGACTGTTTGCACAGTTAGGGTTAATCCAGCGTATGCCATTATTAACATGAGTATTGACATCAGTATTGTAAGCGTAAATAGTGTTACCCTCAGTATTTGTCAATTGATGTTGCTGAATTTGCTTACCATTCAAGTAATATCCACCAGTTGACTCTATAGACCCCTTGGGTAGGTTAGTATCTACGATTTTACCGACCGCAAAGCGGTTGCCCTTCTCATAGCTGAATACTACCGCTTCGGTCGAAACTTTGATTTTAAACTCCGAGCGAGTGAACTTGTCTTCAAGTATTCCTATGACATCCCACGACTTATCCGAAGAATAAGTACCTGATAGATTAGCCAGTGAATTTGTTAGACTCGACAAGGTCGTAAAAGTACCAGATGCTGGACCATTGTCTGTCGTGTAATTATTGCTATCAGCTGGAGCTATACGAAAAGTTAAAGTCATTGTGTTCCGTTGGCTACCGCCTACCGTCAACGGAGCTATACGAGCGTTTCTGAGAATAGAGAATGTACTCGATGTCGCTCCCGAACGTTCCACACCAAAATTGAAAGCTGGTGCAAAATATTCCAATACGGTCACAGTTCGCTCTATCGTGTTACTCGTTCGCCCACGACTGTCTGTCACCCTTGCTCGTACAGTAACCTGACCATGATAGTTCATGATTCCTAAGCTACCACCATTTTGACTAGTAGACTGGTTCTTGCCGACTATCTCTGCGTGATAACTTGTGATGGTTGAACCATATGCACCTGTAGCCTGCCCAAAGTGAACGGCTATGTTCGAAATAATCTGCACGAACTGTTGTTCTCCCGGAATCAGTGCCCTAGCGGCAGTATTTCCGTCTATCAGTGTGAAACCGGTCAAACTGGGATTGATACTATCTGGAACGCTTGCTGTAAAGGCAGTTGATTGCGTACCTGTTTTTGTCGAACCTGAGTAGGTATCAACGTAGATTGTACCAGTCCCGCTTGTTGAGTTCGGAATATCATTGGCGAAATCAAGAGGAATAGTCCAAGTTGTAGACGTATCTACATTGCTTGCGATTGTTCCTTGTTTATTGCCCCACGCATATCTAACAGTATGTTTAAAACTGGAGCTTTGGCGGTTGATATTGATAGTAAGTGCACTACCAATAGTTCCAGTTCCTACAGATACCGAACTAGAACGTGGGATAGTTGCCAGACCTAGGCTACCGCTTGTAATAATTCGACCATGGTAATAATTGTTCGGATTAAAGTCTACTGAAATAGATACCGACTTTGTACCATCTACGTTGTGTCCTACAGTATGGATACCGCTAGCTAAATGACACTCTTCCCCACTTGTTTCCCAAAGTGGATTGGAAAAGTGAATTTGGCGTCCATCTATGCTGACAGATAAGGTGCTATCCCCAGATTTATTGTGCGTATAGTATGATCCTGTGCGACTAACGGTGATACGCCAAGAAACGTTCGACCTATTATTTGGTATATCTGGCTGTCCTTTCGGATCAATATACACATTCAAATACAGCGAGCCGCTCGCATTACTAAATCTTGCCATTAACTCCCTCCTACATATAATTTAACATTGATGTCTGGATTGTTATGGTGCTGTTCTTCTCTAAATCGTCCGATTTGAACCGTCTTTGAAAAGATACCGTTATCAATGTGGATAACCCCTTTATCCACATACATAACTGGAGTACCACTCGAAAACATCGTGATACGTCCATCTGGGCTAAACAACATGCTGGAGCTACCGTCCGCCTTACCTAGTGACAAACCATCGTTTGAGACCTGCATAAAGGTATCTACCGCATTCCAGCGCTGTGCTTGGTCTTCTAGGTTTGTCTCAATTTTTATGACACGCTGCAAGTGAGTTATTAAGTCTTTTTCAACCTTGGTCCATGTAGCTTCGTCGGCTGCTTTCATATCTTTGATTTGTTTCAAGATATTGTTTACAGTATCTAGACTCGCTTTGGCTTCCAGCTCCGCTTGAATGATACCTGCCCGCTCGTTTAGCGAATTGAGTTGTTTTTGGGTCAATGCTTGGTCCGCTTTGGCATCGATACGTTTTTCAACATCAGCCTGCGCTTCGCCAAACGTTGTCGCAACCGTCCCTTCCTCTAGTTGTGGCTTGGTCAAATATAGGATGGAATTTGTAGTAAACTCAAAGGCATAGATATAAAATCTTATTTCTTTTGTAAAATCAATATCATCATTTAATTTTAGATTGCCAGATACTCTGTGCCACTTGTTAATCGTAGATATATTGATTGTCGTTTTCCCAGAATGGAAATCTCGCTGGCCAGCCTTATTGTAGTAGTAAATACCAAACTGAATTTTAGTACCAACACCAGTAGCAAAAATGTCTGCAGAGAAAGTATATTTACCCACTCTAAGATCGCTTGCTTGCAATGTTTGGTTAAGTGCTTTCCAGTTGCGCTGACCATTAGACTCATTAAATTCAATAACTGGTCCAGTACCATTAAACGACTCACGATAAAACGCATGATAAGATATTGTCGGATTAGTGATTCCACTGTTGTACATACTACCCCAATTAGGAATCTCTATATTTTTGTAGGTGTTACCTCCGACCGTAAATGTCTCAGAGCGCTCTTTCGGGTTCGAGAAAGTAGCGTTCCGTAAAATATTCCGTCCGCCTACCTCAATCTTTGCCCACCGGTCAGCCCAGCGATACTTTGTCTTATCCGTACTATCAGCCTGGGTATAGTCGGAGTAGTAGCCTCGGTAACGTTGTCCATTATCTTCAACAGATAATCCTGTTCCGTCAGCATTGTCTGAATAAGCCCAATGGATGTACGGAGTTCTGCCATCTGCTCCTTGTTCTCCCTTATCAATCAAACCTTTAGAAACAGTAGTCAAACTTCTATCGCTGGCAATAGCTTTAACAGTTGCCAATATATATACTAAGCCCAATTTTTTTGTGTGATAAACAGACATAGAGACTGTATCGCCAATTTTTACTAAACCAGTATCCTCATTCACTACCCATGTTCCTGTATAACCAGGCGTACTGTACTGAGATATGCTTGTTTGATTGTATTGATAGTTTGTTGTGAATAGATGATGTGATAATCCTTGGATACCTTGCGCACCTGTCTCCCCCATCTTAGCCACTGAGTAACCAGTTTCTGAAGTATTATCCGTATATGCCCAAACTGTTTTTGTCCACAGAAATTGACCATTGGGGACGCTTGGTACCTGAGATGTCCATGACGTTGGCTGAATTGTGCCAGATGTCGATTTTCCGTAAGTAATCGTCGTTGAACGAATACCTACTCCGTCCTTACCTGCGATACCATCTCGACCAGTATTACCATCACGACCAATACGAGAGACATTGTAGCCTGTCTCCGTGTTGCCGTCTGTATAAGTCCATACAGTCTTGGTCCAAAGATAATTGCCAGGGGCAACGGTCGGAACTTCCACAGTCCAACCAGTCGTCGGTGCCGTTGTCCCATTGGTTGAACTAGCATAAGTGACGGTCGTTGAACGAATACCTACTCCGTCACGACCTGGAAGTCCATCGTCTCCTTTTTCGCCTTTGGGTCCAGGAGTCAATTCAATTTTCTTCAAATCATCTTTAGTAGCAACGTCCGTAAAATCAATCTGAACCCGCTTAGCGTTTAATATAACTTCGCCAACCTCATTGACATACAAAATATCCCTATCCCCAGAGGAAATACGAAAACGCCGAACATCGATATGATTACCACTCAGATTATTAACATTGACGTTCCCTAAATTTTGGTCACTGATTGGAATCAATTCCCAATCCACACCGGACCATTGCTTCAATACAACAGAATTTTCAAGAGGTTCATACCACAAATCACCGACGTTAGCATTTGCCGGTCTGTCGATTCCACGATAAATCGTGTTCTTCCCGTTTGCAGCGACCTGCACCATGTTGCTAGTTTCTATCTTTACGTCTTCGAGTTGTTGCTCGATGCTTCTCTGTTGGTTGATAGAGTTGTTACTACTTCTAGACTCAAACTGTCCAGCCTCAATCCTCAACAAGCTACCTGCCAAACTGTCATACTCATAACGGATTACCTTAGCTTCTACATAGAACCCATCCTCATCATGACTGACCGTTACCGTATCGCCGATTCGAACAGTTTCAAGGTTTTGGAAATCAGCATATTCCTTAGTTTTTGACAATTCAACAAAGTCAACCTCGTAGGAACAGGTAGGAACATCAATAACGCCAAATTGCTCTTTGATTAAGGCACGCATTTTGGTATAGGCTTCATTCAGAGGCACAGCATCTTTTGCATCTGCATTTTCACCAACTGCTGCCTTTACATCAACCTCAACTTTACCAATTCTTGGAAAAGGATAGTCACTAATCCGAGGACTATCAACATATTTTTCTGGCAACAAAAGTCCGTCAAAACCAATAGGCATAATACGAGTGATGACCGTTTTGTCATCGATGTTAGCAGTATAGCCTTTGAGGTTCTTCTTGTGACGGATTTTAAAACCTCTATTTTCTCCAATTGCTCGATTAAAATAGACTTTAAAATTATCACGAAGAATCTCACCGCCAAACCGATTGACAAAGGAATTATCCAACGACGTATTCAACAAAATCTCCACACAGTTCTTACGAACTACCCTAGACCCTGCCACCTTGGAAATATCACTAAAGAAAGTAAATGGATGACGGTACTGTGTATTCTGAGACAATTGTTGCAACCATGCTTGACCACTCTTAGATACAATATTGGTATCCTCTACAAAGTTGAAAGCTAGGTCATAGAAAATATGAAAAGCATGTATTTCTAGCATTCCCATTGACGGCTTAGACTGGTAAATTCGAAATAACTGGTCACCATTTGGAGTGGGAGCCTTGATAATCATCCCATTGCGAATCAACTTGCCAAATTTTGCCCAAAGTGGATATTGAGCTGTCAAAGTATACAGATTGTTTATCAACTCTTCAACATGACACTTTTTCAAGTCATTATCTAATATCCCTAATCCATTATGTTCAAAAAGACTTTCATCAGCCGCATACAAACAAATCATATATACCGCCACCTCCCTTCACAAATAACCTTAGTGATATTTCCTGACCAGGACACCCGATTAGTACCAGGTACAAATTCGGGAAATTCTCCAACCATATTTCGATTCATATCTACATTCCCTCTATAAGCATTCTGTAAATCGCTATCAAGTTCAATGTAGTCACCAACATCACGTAAAATAATGGACTTGCCATTCACTGTCAACGTACCAGAACCAAATACCTTCAGATAAGGCTTGGAACGATAAGTCCCCATATTTTGAAAAGATTGACCATTTACCAATGAAATACTACTGTTCAAAGCATATTGAAACGGATCACACTCAAATGTGACTCTAAATAGCCCATATTCTGCTACTTCATTCTCAATGTCTGAAAACTGGATTTTTTTGATTTTGTAATACACATCATCATCCGAAAAACGCAAAGTCTTTTTCCCGACAAAGAAACCCTTGACAGTCCTTACTAGACTCTTAATATTGACCTCTTCCAGCATATTGTATTCACATTCAATTGGAATATTCTTGTACCCCAACTCCCTCGTCAACGAGCCATCTCTGCCTGGAATGACAATATCTTCATACTCCATTTCTGGGCTAGGAATCACAGGTCTTGCCGCTAAACAACACCTCAGACTATCTGGAAATGAGCCGTCTAATAACGTTTTAAGCATAAGTCTCCTTTCAAAAAAATTAAAAGTGCTCAGATTCATCCTCTCAGCACTTCCTTTTTAAGCAACACCTCCCGTAGAAAAATTACGGATATCGCTCTTGTCAGCAATCCACTTATCCACCTTATCAAAAAAGTGGTCTGTACCGTAATCGCTATCAACAGTGGCATTCATTGTCACGTAGTTAGTGACATGGACAGTATTGCCCACCATCCCACTCGCCTTCGCTTGGGCTTGACCAATTTTACCTAGCACTTTATCAGTTAATGGCAAAATAGCCTCTGGTCCAGCTTCTCCTCCAACCATTAGATTGTTTCCATTTCGACCAAACGCAACAGGATCAGTCATAATACCACCAGATTTGTACCATTCAATGCTAAAGTGAGGCACCCTAGGCGGAGCAAGACTAAAACTACCGCTAACACTTAGGTGTGGAAGCTTGATTTTAGGCAAACTCCAAGAAAAGTTGAAGAAACTCTTCATGGTACTAATAGCATTTCCGACAGCATCCTTTGCCCCATTAATGGCACGACTAATTGCGTCTCGTATGCCATTGAAAATATTTACAGCACTATTCTTAGCAGCATTAAATCCGTTGGCAATCGAATTACGTACATTATCGACGACTTGGGTAATGTTTGCTTTGATACCATTCCAAATACTAGAAATTTGAGAGCTTATATTGCTCCAAATTTGAGCAGTCGTACTTGATACAGCAGTCCAAGCTTCTGAGATTTTAGACCTAATACTATTCCAAATTTCGGTAACTTTACCAGAAATAGCAGTCCATACACCAGTTAGGTATCCTGAAATTTGAGTCCAAATTTCGATGACTTTACTAGAAACAGCGGTCCAAGTGTCTTCCATCCATTTTTTGATAGCAGACCAAACTTCTGTGACCTTGCTTGAAATAGCGGTCCAGACACCAGTAAGATAGCTACTAATAGCATCCCAAACATTTGAAACAGCAGTTTTGATGGTGTCCCATAGTTGAGAAAACCATGTAGCAAGCCCTGTCCAAAATTCCTGAGTAAATGCCCAGAATATCTCCCATGCCAATCGTAGAGGTGTTTCAATAGCAAGCCATGCGATGTTAAAAGCCTCTTTTACCAACAGCCACGCAAATGTAAAGATGTTAACTAATCCATCCCATAGTACTTTGGCGCCTTCCATAAAAGATGTCCACGTTTCCGATAACCATGTAGTTAACTCTGTCCACAACTGGACTGTAGCCTCTTTTACGCTCGCCCACTTCTCCGCAAACCATTCTCCTATAGGTGCAAAAAATTCTTTAATCTTCTCCCAGGCTTGTCCAATCCATGCGACAATCTCATCCCAATACATGACAACAACTGCCACTAAAGCTACTAATGCAGCACCTATCAATACAGGCCAAGATACAATCGCGGAAACTATTCCTCCAAATGCAGGTAACAAAGTCCCTGTTATCCAAGGTATAACACCTGCAAGTGCTCCACCTTGTGCGAATAGACCAGCAATAGAGCCTATTCCAGTTGCTATCTGTCCGATAAAAATCAATAACGGTCCTAGCGCAGCAATAATGCTGCCAATGACCACAATGACTTGCTGCATTGGTTTTGGCAAATCAGCAAACCCTTTGGCAAGATTTCCTAAAAAATCAAAAACAGGCTCTAATGCATCCAGCACATCTGCGGCAGCGTCCATCAATGGACCTCCAAACTCAACCGCAATATCCGCTAGTCTATTCTTGACGATTGCTAGTTTACTTTGGAACGTTTCATATCGCTTCTGAGCCTCTTCTGACAAAGCAGTATTTTCTGCCCACGCTTCACCAGATTTTCTAAATGCAGTTTCTAGTAGTTCGCCTGCACCTGCTAAACGCTGCATTGTATCAATTTCGTTAACGGATTCAAGCCCAAGGTCTTTCAAAGTTCCTGTGACATTTCCTCCTTCGTCCTTGATTCTTCCCAAGCCTTTTATCAGTGTTACAATAGCATCCTGTGGTCTTTCTTGCCACATGACAGCAAATTCTTCTGCACTCTGTCCTGCTACGTCCGCAAAACTAGTCAAAGCTTCTCCGCCTTCAAGAACGGCTGTATTGACTTTTTGCATGATGCGACTCATTGCAGAACCACCAGCCTCAGCATTGATACCAACAGATGACATAGCGGCAGCTAGACCCATGATTTGAGCTTCAGTCAGACCTACAAGATTACCTGTACCAGCCAGACGCAATCCCATCTCCAAAATCTCTGATTCAGTAGTCGCAAAGTTGTTACCAAGAGAAACAATCGTTGAGCCTAATTCATCAAATTTATCCTGAGGCATCTGCGTAATATTTGCCAAGCGAGCCATAGAGTTGGCTGCCTCTTCGGCTGACAAGTTAGTAGATTGCCCCATATCAATCATGACACGGGTAAAGTCTAAGACATTCTCCGTCTTAATTCCTAACTGCCCCGCAGCTTCTGCTACTGCGGAGATTTCCGTAGTACTCGCAGGAATTTCCTTGGCCATGTTGCGAATGCCATCCCGTAAGTCATCGTAGCTAATAATGACCTTGCCATTCGCGTCGACAACCTCATCATTGGTCTTCATGACACCTGCAAAGGCTGATTCAAAATCACTTGCCACCTTGACGGCAACACCCGCACCAGCTACAAGCGGAACAGTCAGCCCCATTGTCAATCCTTGACCAACAGAGGCTAATTTACTACCTAAACTCTTTGCCTTATCAGCAAATCGACCAAGAGAGTCATCAGCTTTCTTAGCCTCGTTGGCATAATCTTGAAAAGCCTTCTTTGATTCAAGCAGTTCTTTTTCTAGCTTGTCCACTTCACGACTATTCTCACCGTACTCAGCTTTGGCAATCTCTAACTGCCTCTCCAAATTTTCAACCTGCTGGCCAGTATTTTTCATCTGCTCAGCAAGTTCTTTTTTCTTGATTTTAAGCAAATCAGACTCCTTGGCATTGTTCCCAAGAGCTGACCGCTCTAGATCGTATTTGGCTTTGATTTTATCGGCAGAGTCCGCCAATCTATCTTGTTCAGTTTTCAGCGCAGATAGCTTTTCTTTGCGTTCCTGAGAAGCACGAGCAGACTGATTGACAGCCTCACGTTCCTTGTCCAAGGCTTGCTTGGTCTGTTCAATGGCATTCTTCAGATACTCTTCGTTACGCTTAGCATCCAGTAGCTTATTGGTCCACGTCTGAGTTTCCTTAGAGTTTTCGCCAGTAGCCTTCGTGACTTCTTTTAGTCCTTGCTCAACTAACCTAGTCTTCTCTTGGGCAATTGAGTATTCAGAGGTCAATTTATTTAGCTTTGACTCTAGCTTATCAGTCTCGCTACCAGTCAGACGCATTTGTTCCTGTTGCAATCTAAATTCTTTATTCAACGACGTTATCTTAGAATTCATTTCTGATATTCCCTTGTTAAATTCAGAATTTAAGACTTTATAAGTTACCTTTACTTCACTTTGCTTTGCCATTTGACCTCCTTTCTACTCACTATGCTTCCAAGCCTCGATTGCCACTTTCAGACTTGCCATCTCCTCTGCTTCTTGGATGGACATCCCTAACACCAACTGCATATCAATCCCAAAGACAAAAGAGTAATAGCCAATAACCTCATCCACCTCAACCTTTTCCCAGTTGATACGAGGAGCACGACCATTACTCTTTCCTTTTTTCGTCTTCTTTTCAAACGCTAGTTGGATTTCTCCTTTTTTGGCTGACCGTTCCCCTGCACAATTTGCTGATAAATACGTCCAGCAATTTGTAAATCGAAGACCACAGCTTTCTCAAATTCATCCTTTGACATAGATCCGCCAGCTGCACGATAGGCAACAAATGGAGCATTCTCAAAATCTTTGTCATTGATATTTGGATTTCCTCCACCATTTTTCATTGCGGAAGCAAATGCATTTTGAGTAAGCAGACCCTCTTTTTTCGCCTTCTTCCAGTCATACAGACTAATAGGAGTCTGAATCTTAACAGACTCCCCATTCAACAATTTCAATTCAGTAATTTTTTCAGACATTACTTATCCCTCCTAAAGTTCTGCTTTCTTGACTAATGTTGGTGTGAAAGTCTTGTTCCAACCACTCATCACATCAGAAGTAGCGCCATCGCCTTCAATAGCTTCATAGTAGAAAAAGCCGTTCTCGTCCGCAAAAGCGGAAAAAGTTGTTTCAATTTCCGCGATTTCTTCCTCACCATTTGTCACATTAATTTTGAAAGGACTGGTCCAAGAAATATTAGGAAAAGCAATCAGTTTATGGTTCTCGCGCCCCAAATCGTACATGTCCCATGTCAGAGCCCCAGAAGATACCTTCGGCTTACTCGTAAGACCATAGACACCTGGCTTCAACTTATCATTGGTCAAGCCAAACACCTTGCGTAAAATAGCTACAGGCATGTGCATTGAGACAGTTCCGTTCAATTTTTGAATAACTGGGACTTCCTTGGTAGCATTCCCTTCACACTTCTTAATGATAGTCTTGCTTTCAGCTTCTACCGAAATAGAGCCTGTACATCCCAATCGCTCAGCTGCACCTAGCTGACCACTTACCAATGGACGAAACTGCCCATTTGTGATTTCAAATTGTTCAAAATCTTGCAATACATCAAATACTTTTGACATTTCTTTCTCCTTATGTCGTTAATAATTCTTGCTGTACTCGGACTAGTTCGTCAATTACATAGTCCAAGATAATTTCTTCCCGAGATGCCAAACCACGCTCAAAGAAGGCTTGTGCAATCGGATTATGAGTTCCTCTTCCCTCGTTAGGAAAGACCAGGTACCCAAATGACCCCTTATTCTTAGCAGCACCACCCTTAGCTACAATATCAAAGCCCAGATTAAACATCCGCTCTTTGAGTGGGTTGGAGTACTTAGCGTGCCTCTTCTCTCGTTTACTTATTGGCATAAAGCCAATGATAGACTGCATCACTTCCTTGGTTCCCCGAACAAGCAAGACACGATTGACAACCTCCTCCGACTTACTCGGAATCTTCGCCATAGCCTCAGCCAGTTTGGTAGAGCCTGAAAAATCAAGAGTAGCTTTATTTGCCATAAAACTACCTCTCTATTCGAATCAATTGGTGAAAATTAAGCGTCGTAGCCGTTACCTGCTTGTCTGTATTGACCAAGTTCCCCTTGTCAATCTCAGAACTATCAAAAATCAAGCGACAGTCTTTCAATCGCTCAATCAGACTCACATCATCAAAACTGGCACTCTCACGAGTAATAAACATGACCGTGAAAGCCCGCTTATATTGATTAGCATGTGTACCAGGTGTCAATCCACCATCATCAGAGTACAGAAAGAAGGACGGGTTGTCTGCAACCTCGTCCCTTCCCATATCTAACCCAAAGCAAGGAAAACCAGTCCCACGAATCACCTCAACAATCCTACTTAGATCCAGAGGTTTGGATATAATTTCCGCCATCCCAGTACCCTACCTTTCTCAGAAATAGATACATATACTCCTGTTTATTATCAACATCCACCGACTCAACAGCGAAAAGTTCATCCTTTATCCGAACCTTATGCGACTTTTGGAAGCCCTGCACATAGTAACATTGGATCTTGATATCTACCGCAGATAGATTTGATACCAGGTAGCTATCATACTTGGCTACAATAGACTTGTAACCAAAGTACAATCTCCCCCTAGTCGTCAACTCTTCACCGATTTTCTTAGCCGTATCCTTGTCACGTTTGGTGGTCAAATCTCCATATTCAAGCAGTCCATCATTGAGTGGTTGATAATCACCTTGTTTACTCATTATCCTTCCTCCTCAATCGCCTCACACCATTTTCATGTTGGAGACGCAATAACTGTCTTCTGTAATCTTCCTCGAACATGGAAGTATTCCCAGACCAAGCCCTACGACAGTAGGCTTTCAACAGCATCCTAGGCAAGCCAGATACAGAGTAGTCTGACTCGCCACAGATACCATCGATAAGGACTATCCCTTCTTCGATGTATTCCTTAATCTCGCTATCTTGACTCTCCCAGGTCACACGCAAGTGCGACTTTATAGGGTCAAGAAGCACACTACTCAAATCTTCACTACTCACCTAGACACCTCCAGCTACTCTGCAGCAGTCAATAGAGCAATCAAATCAGGCTTCTTAGCTGCCTTATCAAATTCAATACCTTTTTCGGTCAATAAAGCCTTGAGGTCACCCGTATTCAACTTGCTATAGTCTGTTTCAACTTCACTTTCTTCCAACACCTTAACAAATGCACGCTTTTCGCTATTTTCTCCCAAGAGAACTTCGAGGCGTTCAGCATCCACCTCGAAGACATCCCCAACAGCACGGTCAAGCTTAGCAACCTTATCGAAAAATTCTTCCGTTACTTCAACCTTAATCAATTCCATGTTTTATTCCCCTTTCACTAAATAGACACCTTAGGATTAATAGTATCTTCTTTGACGATAGCAGCTGGACCTTCCAAGCCTGGAATGGTTGCACCATCAATGTTTGCAATATCAGCTACAAAGAAAGCATTTTCGTTTTTGGCAATCCCTTTACCAAAGAATTGAGCGATATGTAAATCAAGGTTTTGAAGTGCCAACGTTTCACGATATTCATGGATTTCGATATTTCCTGCTACAACCATCAAGTAGTTATATGGTACCCCAAAAACAAGCTTGTTCTCAGGGACGGAATGCGTTGGAATAATCGTTTCACCTGTAGGCAACTGAGTTGTCACCCAAACGCCTGCGTCTGTACGAAAGGCCAGTTTTGGGAAAACCTTTGCCCAATAACTCATCGGATTTACAAACATGGCCACTTGCCCGTTGTCCATCTTAGCCTTAGCAAGTGCAGCTCGGATTCCTGCTAGTGTTTTAGGTGTCAAATCAGAAAGTACAATTGGTTCTTTCTCAGGATATACACCACCTGAATCTCCAGACAATTTACGCATCATACCTAGAGGTTCTTCCTTACCAGTACCATTCATAATCCCTTCTTCGATAGCAGCAGTCATTACTTCTTGCAAGAATGTAACAACATAACTTGCCAACCATGATGGTCCGAGTTTGTAGTACCCTTTTGGAACAGCAATATAACCAGACAGTTGTGATTGAGAAATGTCCAAACGCTTGAATGAATCCAATAGGATCTGTTGGATGTCGGCTGGGATGGCTCCCCAGAAAGCACGTTTCTTAGTAGAATCACCGTAGATAAATGCAGTTTTTACATCTCCCACCTGCATGTCAATTAAGGACAACATCGGATGTTCTTGCTGAAGATTACGATAAATGTCCTCAATAATTGTTTCCGGGAATGTCTGATCTAGACCAGTGATTTTTTGTTTCTGAACTGCTTCGCTGAAAAATTTACGTTCAGCAGATGTCAGTTTTCGACGAAGCCCACGTTCTGCAAGAATAGCTTCATCTTGCATACCTTCTTGGAACTCCGCAGCGGCAGCCTTAACTTGTTCAGATACATTAGCCTCCAAACCTGTAACAAAGTTTTCAAATGCTTGTTTCTGCTCCTGTTCGTTATCTGTTCGCAAAGCAGCAAACAATTGTTCACGAGCTTCAGCAAAGTTTGTCTTCAAATCGTTGTTAATCAATGACATAGTTGTTATTCTCCTTTATTTTGTGTAAATAAAAAGGCAAAGCGTTCAATATTTCGCTTTCCCTTATCCTCATGTTCATCAGTCCCATACTTAGCCATAAGGCTATCTAGGACATTGGTTTCAGCGTCATTAGACACTTCTTCTGGCTCATCTTCGCCATAAATACCATCAGCAAGCCCTAAGGTAATCGCCTCATCAGCCGTGAGGAAAGTCTCCTCATCAAGAAGAGCTTTTAACTCTTCTCTATCACCCTTGAAACGTTTGAGGTAAGTTTCTTCAACAGATACCTGAGCCTTATCCAAATCATCAGCCACCTTACGCAATTCCTTGGCATTACCATAAGCAAACGTCCATGGATTGTGAATCATCAACTGCGTATCTTTTGGCATCAGAATCTTATCAGCACCCATAGCAATGATAGATGCGGCACTTGCAGCCAAACCATCAATAATCACCGTGACAGTCTCATCACGCTGACTAAAGAAATTCTTGATTGCAATTCCCTCAAACATATCACCACCGTAAGAATTGATATGTACTTCAATTTCATTTCCTTTGAAACCTGCCAAAGCATTGCGAACATCCTTGAAGTTAATCCCTTCCCAGTAGCCACCAACAGTACCGTGTAGGTATAATACAGCCTTATCATCATTTGAGACAGATGCCTCAAATTTAAACGGAATTTGTTTTGTCACTAGTTTCCTTTTCTCCTTTCTTTTGATTATCACCAAAGCCATCAGCCCTAGCATAGTTTAGAGATACAAAGTATTGATCAGCCCACGGCTCATCAATCGGCTCTTCTCCCAGTTTATCTCTCAATTCGTTTGTACTGAGAGCACCGATTCGGAATAATGCTTCCCCAGCCGACGCAAATTTCTCTGCGCTGTAAACTAGGATTGTGTTCGTTTGTATCTTAAATTTTGAGCTAACAGCCAGATGTTTCTTACCGTACAGCTTGCGATTGATCTCTGTTTCAATCGCATCAGCCCACGGACGCACACCAAAATTGACAAAGTTATCACGAATCGCCTCTGCATCTGCCACATCACCTTTCATGATTCCCCGAGGAATCGAGAAAGCGTCAGCAGCATAGTGGACAACATCCATAATGACATCGGAAATATCACGAGTAGTTACCGCACCACTCTTAGTATTGGCACTTGTCTGAACGAGGCTAGATATTTCAAGCCCTTCTTCTAACGGAGTGATTGAGTCTTCATCAGAAAGTACAGCAGCAAACCGCTTCTCATACATCTCATCCATGATAAGATCATATTCCGTTGTCTCGTTACCTTCATCATCTACCTCAACAACAGCCTTTCCGTATTTCTGGTCAAATAAGGTACCAATATTCAAACCAAGTTTCAAAGCGTTTCCCCTATTGTAATTTCGAATTGCTCCACCAATCAACTTCCCATATTCCGAGTACAGGTCATCCAAATAACCTTTTACCTTGGAATCATTCATGGTAAAGTGCAGAACATCCTCTTCCTGATAGACAGCATTCAACTGTAGTCCACCAGCAACCGTGATGTTCTTGTAGACATTTGGACGAAAGGCTTTCTTATCAATTTCAAAACTCTCCGCAAGAATGAACTCACCATTGTGCATCAAAACCAAAGCACCATCAGAGTTCTTGACCATCTGACCTATCAAAGCAGCAAGAAATTCATTCTGAGTCTGATTTTGGTTTGGCTCATAATTAAACCGATACCAAATATCCCCCTTCTGAAGCTTGCCTTTGTTGTAGGTCTCATAGTTGGCCAAAGACAAAGCATTGGCTATCTTGTCAATACACATCTGCAGAGCAAATTCCATAAACTGAACCTGCTGACCAGACCGACGAACCGCTGCTTCCAACTCCTTACGACTAACCTTCTTCACAGTACCGTCGCGGGCGAAAAAACCAAAGAAATTATTTAACCACCCCAACTGGACCACCTCCTTTTCTAAACAGTGACTTACTTACGCTTGTACCAGGTACGCTTCAAACGTTCGACTTCTTTTTCTAACTTCTCAATCCGTTTCAAATGAGCCGAAAACTCAGCGTTAGTGCTTTCAGCATTCTTGCAACAACGCTTCTCCAACTCTTCAAAACGCTCATCAGTACGAAATTGAAGTTCAAACAACCGCTCCACTTTCCCATTGAGATAATCAAGCGTCTTCCCAATCAAAACAAATGGACGATATTTTTTCTTAATTCGCTTAGACATACCGTATACTCCTATCGTGTAAAACTACGTAACCTGCGATTTATTTTTACAGTCTTCTTCTCCAACTGCTCCTCAATTGTCATCGCATGAATCAAAGCCATAAAACCATCTGTCTTCCTCCTTTCTGGATCAATTTTTTTATAAGTCTTATTCCCTTTTCCGTCAACGTCTACGTAAACATTGTTGGTATACCACCGCATCATACGGTCTTCTCCAAATGCAATCTCATGATTCGCAAACATCATATCAACCGTAGGGGCAAGCCTAGAATGAGTAACCGAACCACTACGAACCACTTCTATCGGCAAGCCAGCATTCTCAAAAGCCTCCTTGACCGGTGCCTTTCGGAAATCATCCATCGCTATATTGACAATCTTGTATTTCTCGGCCATCTTCACAAACCAATCAGCCACATACTTAGGATCCATAACCTTACCAGGAACTATCGTAACCAATCCCTCATGTTGTGGAATTGTAAAATCCATATTAAAATCTTGGATTTTTAAAGCCTCTGCGACAATAAAAGTATGATGTAACCAATACCGCATCTTCCCTCGTCTAAACAAGAGACCTACACCGATAAAGTCCCGAACATCCGCATAGTCAATTGCACCCACACACTCCATTCCCTCCAAATCATCTGGTAACGGTCTGCTTGCTGCCACAATATCATCCCACTCAGCAACAGCATGCGTCGTGTCTTCCAAAGGGAAATTACATCGCTTAGTGATAAAGTCAAGGAATAACTCTTTGCTACGTAAAGCACGCTTGTAGGCTTTCCTGTATTCTTTCAGCAATGTTGGCAAGTATGGCAACATCGGATTAGCCTTTATCCAAGCAAGCTCATCTTCCCATTCCTCAAACGCATCAATCTTAGCCAAAATTGGCAACATACCAGCACGATAGTCACAAGTTGAAAGAATATCCCTAGCAGTCTGCTTGTAATCATCCAGTACCGCACCACGAACCTTACCATCCGTCGTCAGATACATCACAGAAGCATCCGCAACCTTACCAAGAGCGTTGATGTAGACATTGATATTGTCATAATTCAAATACTCATGTAACTCATCAAAGATAACCAAACCAGGACGAAGACCATCCTTGGTCCGTGCATTTGAGGTATGGTACTTAATCTTAGACCTAGATTTGATAAAAGTAATTAAGGTCTGGGAAAACTTGTAAGCCTTCTGCAGAACAGCATGATCTTTAATCGTGTTGTAAACATCATCAAACGAAGTCCTAGCCTGAGCCTCGCTATTGGCAACAATATCCACGTTGTATTCACGGATGCCGTTTCGATTGCTGGTCTTAAAAAAAGCCTCATCTGAAGCAATACTGTTCTTACCAAATCCACGAGCGCATAATAAAAACAGTTCGGGAAATACCAAACTGTCATCACTCTTCCAACGAATAGCATTAACTGCCGCATGAATAAACCGTTGCGGAGGCTGTAGCTTATATGGGCGATATTTGTTGATAAAATCAACAACACTATCAGCCTTTTTTACATCAACATAAATTTCCGGATCAGAAATGGCAGCAATTACCAAATCCGCCATCTGCTTAATTTCCTTACAGACAGGATATTTCTCTGTAACAATATCTCTCAACCAGTCGTCAATGTGGGAAGTTCCGCTAGTAAAATTAAATGTCTTCGCCATCCTCAGACTTCAATTCCTTAGCTTCGATTCCTAATTTTTCAAGCATGACCATCATCTGCTTATTGACGTTGACTTGGAGAGATACGGAATCATTTTTCTTACCATCAATACGTATGCCATTCAACTTTATATCCTGTCTTAAAAGTTGAGATGTCTCCCACAGGGAAATATACTGCTCAACTAAATCTTTAAATGGCTCCTCATATTTTTTACGCTCCTGCAAAATGCGAATCAGCTTGATTCGTAGATCATCACGAGACTTAACATATTTTTTCTGAGCAACCAAAGGGCGTTCCCAGTCAAATTCTGGGTATTCTAAAAAACCAGCCATATTTCTCCTTTCATGTGAGTTTTTTGTTCTTGATAAAATTTCGCTAGATATCTTTTCCGAGGTACCCCTTCCCGTTGCACGTTTCCCCTTTAGAAAAGCCATTTGGTTTGACCTGGGGGCTTACCACTGCTCCACATTGTCGAATTTGCGACGATGATAGCCACTGAGTTTTTCTGGGTGCTCTCGGTTGTGGCATGGATTGCACAAACATTCTGTGTTGTCTAGTTCTAATGCTAACTCTGGATGCTGTCGCACTTCCTTCTTGTGATGCACCATATCTGCTGGTGTGTATCGACCTGCTCGCATACAACGTTGACATTCGTTGTTGTCCCTCTGCCTACGCACCTTTCGAATGATTCGCCATTCCCTTGTCCAATAAAATTCTTTGACTCTGTCCGTTCTAATCAGCTCAACCAATTGGTCAAGTATTTCGGGAGTCATTAGATTCATTTAATCAATCCTTGACTAGCAAGCCATTCCTCTGTAAGAATCTGCTGGACCGTGGTTGTCAGTTCAGGATTAAGCTGTCCAATCTGTATTCCAAGATTGTCCAATAGTTTTGCATTATGTTCAGACGATAATACTTGACGCATGAGACCAGTAAATAATGCTGCGACTTCTGAATTGGTTAGTCGGTTGATTGCTATGACATCATAAATGTGCTGCTTGATTTCATCAAGCGACTTCTTATTTTGATTCAGATAGTCTGTGATTTTCTTTTCTGCTATCGCATTCATCTTGTAAACTCCTAGTTCTCGGTTTTTTTGTATCGAATTATGCAAGGTTTTACTAATTCTATTTCATTTTTTTATTTTTAGGAAACGCTTGGTATCAATGGTTTTCAGGGCTAAAAAATAAAAATGCAAGGTCATCGCAAAAACTTTTCTATCTGTTTGATAAATTTTAAAGATTGAGCTTGTCTACAGTTTTATCTTCAGAGTCGCGAGTCACTCCAATATATGCCAATGTTGTCGATTCTTTTTGATGATTAAGTAGTTTCATTATGTCTCCTACTGTTTTGTTTCCTTGCGTTGTGAAGATTTGGAAGCCGAAAGTTTTCCGCATAGAATGTGTGCCAATCTCTGGTATTCCGAGGAAGTTAGCTGCAGAGGTAACTATCCTCCACGCTTGAGACTCGCTCATCTTTCTGTTTTGCTTAAAGCTTCCCGGAAATAGATAATCCTCGTTTTTTAGCTTCGTTATACCAAGATAGTTTCTTATCGCTTTTTTTAAGCTGGAGTTCATTTTTCTGTCGGTAAATTTCCCAGTTTTTTCATCAAAATGTTTAATCCGCCAGCCTGTGACATCCTTAACTTTAAGATCTCGAATATCTCCCATTCGCAGTCCAGAGTTGATTCCTGTGACAAATAAAGTATAGTTTCGCAGTCTAAGTACAGGATTCTTCGCGCTGTCATGTATTAAATAATCCTTCATTCGTTGAATGTCTTTAAGATCACGAATTGGTTGCTTAGTTGCCACTGACTCACCTCCTTCCTAAAATTAAAAGCCACACGGATTTGTGTGACTTTATGTTTACCTATTAGTTTTACTCATGATACAAATATAACACATTGTTTTTGTCACTTCTATACGTTTTTGTGACAAGATTACATCAAAAGTATTTTGGCTAATGTGTCCAATATAACTTCGCGTCGTCTATAAATTTGCTTACGATGCTTATAAAGATAGCCAGTATCTCCATTTTGCATGATATACAAAATTTGAATCCAATCATACCTAGTATGCTCACCCCAACGCAAATGAAAGATTTTCTTATCATCTGGTTCGAGTACGTCAAGTAGTTTTGAAATTGCTGTTTGAAACTCTTCCAACTTTAGAATCACTGGATCACTAGCGTATGTAATGGCTAGGTTTTCGGATGTATTGCATGAAGTACCACTTCTACTTGCTCCTGAATCGTCTATGTCTGGTATTGTTAAATTCTTAACTGCATAGAGCCTTTCTAATTCGTGACGACGCTGTCCAATAAGTTTGTCAATTTTAAGATACTTGGCTTCAAGTTCAAACTCTAGAAAATCACGTCTAGTCTTGATTGCTGTCTTCTTTGTCAAGTCGTTCCTCCCATGTTCTTAATGCCTCAGCAATGTTCTCAGCGAAATAGCTTATGACTGTCCAAGTCTCCTGTACCGCTTGACTAATTGCATCAGCAATTGCTTCTAGCAGTTCAGGACTTAGTTTGCCCAATTCCTGTTCCAACTGTTCCAGTTCTCGTTGTCGTGCCTGCTTAGCTTTCTTTTTCTTGATTCTTTTGTTCACCGTTCTGCTCCTTGTAACCCGATAGATACTTGATGCACTCTGCGAAATAGGCACAGGCTACCCACACAATAAATGCGGTCAGAAATGGATGCTGTGCCATAAACTCATATCCGTTCATCGATTTTCTTCTCCTAATCCACGGCCTTGACTTCCAGTGGCAACCACATCTTCGGATTGAAGTTGATAGTGTAGTCGTAATTCGACACATCCTTTGTCTTCACATCCTGGACCACATAGGATACATTATCAGACAATCCAATGATATGCTTCTGATATTCCTCGTCGGCAGTTTCGACCAAAATTTCCAGTTGATTATCTGTCGTATCTGCTACAATCGACATTCGACCACTCATCTCAAACATCACATCATTAGTGATAGCATTCAATACTGTAACCTTTCGGACCACGTTGAAATTGTCTGCCTCTTCCGATAAGTTGTGTCGAACAACATCAGCTTGGTCAGAACACCCAGCTAACATACCAATCACTCCAATAGTTGTTAATACTAATTTAATTTTGTTTTTCATTCTCTTCTACCTCCGAATAATATTTATCACCTTTCGCCTTTACTTCTTGAAAATAGGCTCTGTAGCTTTCGTCTTCAATGTCATCAATGTTTATTTGCTTTGCCACTTCATATACTGGTTCGTTATAGTCACAGCAGTGTAAATGCCACAACTGGTTCTCCTGCAAAATGTTTTGATTGAAACCGCATGAGCTTTGAGCTGCTGCAAAAACAAGTGCTGTCAATAATTCTTCATCAAGCTGAATTGTAATCATTTTGCCCTCCATTTCCGTCTATTCGCTTTTCTGGATATAACAGAGCTAGATATCTGTTCCCATGCCTGTCTGCCGATAGCAGCAAAAAGCTGATGGTTCTGCTGTTTGAGAAAATCAATCTTCTTTTCCTGCTCTTGCCGGTCCTTGATCAAACGTTCATTTTCATTTTCCAAAAATTCATATCGCTCAATAGCATCCTTAAAATCATCAATGACATCACGCTGTCTGGCTGTAATGCCGTTTCCAAAATTTACAATCCGACTCATGTATACCTCCTAAAACGGCAATCCATCATCAGTAATATCCATCGGCTGACTAGTGAAATTAGGTGGCAGCTGGTCTTCCATGCTTGCTTGATTAGCTGCATTATCACGCTTTTCCAATACCTGGAAACTTTCTGCAACAACCTCAGTAACGTGGACACGTTGTCCTTGCTGATTATCGTAGCTACGTGTCTGGATTCGGCCAGTAATACCAATCAAGTGACCTTTCTTGGTCCAGTTCGCTAAGTTTTCAGCCTGCTGACGCCACATCACACAATTGATAAAGTCAGCTTCCCGCTCTCCTGTCGATTGATTTTTAAAATTGCGGTTAACCGCCAAAGTAAAAGTCGCAACGGCTTGATTAGACGGTGTATAACGTAGCTCTACGTCCCTCGTCAATCTACCGACCAATACAACATTATTAATCATCTATTATCTCCTTTGTAGTCTAGGTCCTCCACATTAATTTTCTTACCAAACCATCGTAAGATTTTGACCATGAGTATAAACATGACACCCATGAAGATACTTCCTAGCCATAAGAGCAATATAAATGCAATAGATATTAAAACCAGTCTCATTCCAACTCCTCCAACGCTACCCATCTGAATTGTGGGTATTTTTTAGCTTCTTCTTTAGTGCATTTGTAGGCGTATCGCTCAACTGTCAAATAGTCATCTGCCTGACCCAAACTGAAAGATAGGGCTGTTCCTCTCACTAAAAAGAATACCTCCACAATCTCGGCTCTGGCACATCGACCAGTAGCACGCCTAGTTTTCCGTTAGTCATTGGTTGCCTCCATTTGTTTTCTAACTTTATTCGAACGTATTCTTAATTCAATTCTTGTTAATGGAAATAGCAGAACTAGAAGTACATAAATTGGCACTTGAGTAATAAAAAGCATAGCGGCCGCATATAAACTTAATAATTTACCAACTGGATAAAAAATCTTGGAATCTAATAAACACCAGTCAAAATATTTATCCCAGCCTTTTTTATTTTTAGGAAATATTTCCCAGAATAGCTTCTTCATTTCCCCTCCTCCATCAACTCAGGATTTTCGTAGATGTTGCCTGCTAAGTAAACATTGCAATTTTCCAAACAGTCAAACAAGCTATCCCAAACTTCTTTACCTGTCTTGACATCCAACAGTTTCCAGCACCCATCTCTATACACAATTCTAGCGTTTCCACTATCTTCCCATTCATCAAAATATGTCCATAATATCACATCATCTTCGAATAATTCATCTTGTCGAAATGTGTCAAACAGCCCTGTGGATTGCATGAGGATTAAACGTTCTTGTTTGACAATTGGGTATACATCCGTTCGATTTTTTAAATGTTTTCGATTAAATCCATAGTTTGGCGTATATAATCCTCCTTTTGAATATACGAAGAATTCTTCAGACCATTGGCCATGCTCCGTATCCCATACCCTAAACTTCGGTATCATTTTCTGCCTCCTTCGAAAAATAGCCAACTAGCCCCTAATCCAAACATTATCTTCTGAGCAAGCGTCATCTTGTGGATGGCGTTAGGGACAAACGAATAAAATATCAGCATAAATCCGACAGACCTTAATAATTGTTTCATTACTCCACCTCCACAGTTTTAGCCCATTTTAATGCCCAGTCAAAACCGGCATATTCTATCGATTCTTTGGTAAATTTTCCAGGCAAGTGTTTGTTACCATCTACTAATTTAATGGCATGATTGATGCATGCTAATATCAATGTTCCGCCATTGTTCGGTATCTCGACCGTATACAACTGCTCCTGCTCTACCTCGTAGCCGTCCAGCCAGGCGCGGGCTACCATATCGACCTTCTCAGAAATCAAGTCGTCGTTTTCGTCGTATGCCCAATCACCAACTTTCTCATCATCATCCAGTCTGGAAAGAACTTTTTGCAAATGCCAACCAGATTGTTTGCACCTCTCGATGTACTCCGCCACAAACTTCGGCACCACAACCTTCTGCGGTTCGTGGATTTTGTGGACAATACCAATGACATCATCTTGTTTTACCCAAATGGTCTCACTCATAAATGTTTCTCTAGCTTTTAACAATTTTATTTGATTTATCGCTTCCTGCTTATTCATTGTTTCCTCCAATATCATTGCCATTGTCTTCAAACAATTCAATCTGCCTTTTTGGCTCATAATTCAACCACAAGACTTCTGTACGCTTCAGGCCTTTTTCTGCCGTTGCGTCAAACTCAATCCGATGCCAATCTTTGAGATAGTCGTTGTAAAGTCCACAATCATATCCACTAATCAAAATCTTAGCCTTTGATTTCAAGATAGTTTCCAGCAAATCGATATGATCACTGTCTTCCATCTCAAAGCTGTATTGTTTTCTAGTCCTCGTTGACAGGACATATGGCGGGTCAATGTACATGCAGACATCTTCCTTGTCAAAACGCTTGATAAGTTCCAAGGCTGGCCGATTTTCAATCTGGACCTGCTTGAGCCTCAATGTCATATCTTGGATAATTTCTGGCAAATCATTCCAGTGCTTCACAGCATAAGCCCTCTCTCTGCCATTTATGTCATTTTTCCAACCGCTCTTTTCGATGGTTCGAAATCCATGGGACATGACAGACTTGATGATAAAATTCAATGCTCTGTCCAAATCATCTGCAGGTTCCGCGCTAAAAGCGTCATCATAGATTTTTCGCGAATATGGAATCAAAAATAATTTTTCAGCTAGTTCCAGCGGTCTATCTCTGACGATTTTGAAAAGATTGACGACATCCAAGTTCAAATCATTGACAGTTTCGATTGGACTAACCAGCTTATTAAATAAGACAGCACCAGACCCGAAATATGGCTCGAGATAGCTCTTGTGTTCAGGCAGTAGACCAACTATTGCATTTGCTAAGTTCCATTTGCTGCCTGGGTATCTCAATAATGATTTCAAGATGTTTCCTCCACTTTCCCACATTTTAGGCATTGGCGTTTAGGAGACATTTTCCCAGTATTCAACGCGATAAAGCGCGGTAATTCCTTCCAAGAATGTTTACAAAATAGTCTTTTTATACCACTTATTATTTTCATTTCTTTCCTCCGTCTCAATCAACCAATCTAGATTCTGACGAGCTTTTTTTAAATCCTCGACACCGTTCTTCTGCTGGAATCGCAGCAAATACTTGATGACATTTCCCCAGTAGTAGGCACGTTCGCCTGCCAAATCCCAGATAAAATTCTTGACCACGTCTAAGGCTTCCATACCATGCTTCCCTTGGTAGTGTTTTGGTTTAGTTATGTTGTCAAATTGTTCCATTCGCTTTCTCCTCTTTTTCTGGAACTACCATCAACTACTTCATACCTCGTCCGATGATATTCCTCGGCCATACGATCCAACTCAGCTACAAAATCATCACCAGGCAAAGCCATCAAGCGAGCCTTTTCAGACATGCGTAGCGGATAATTCGCTACTTGCCAATCCAACATCTTGTCTAGTTTCAAATAACCGTCCATCAGTCCTCCTCAATCAAATAAAAATTCCCATAATCTTTTAGAGCTCTTGAAACATGGATTGCAGCCGCACGACTAGCAAACCGCATAGCCTGTCGCTCATTGCCATAAGAAAGATCAATTCCAGTACAGCTGACCTTTACATCTCTGATAAACGGTCTGTCCTGCTTTGAGCCATGTCTAAGTTTCACCATTTTCCATAGCCTCCAGTTCCGCATAAATATCTGCCAACCTAGCCTGCCCCTCGGCAGTCTGTTTACCTGCCAAAACTTTTTCAGCCCAGTCAGGCACAGGCTCTCCCTTTTCGTCAGCAAGCATTTTTGCCTTCCAAGCCTGCATACGTTGCATGGCTTCTTCTGAATTGTCCTGCTCAATTTCTTCCAAGGCCCAATCAGGAATGTTGGTTTTCGGCACCCTTGGGACCATATTCAGATACTTGTCAAAATTCGATTCTCTGAACAGGGTTGACGGCTGTAGGTACTTCTCCCATTCTGTACCAGTCCAGTTGGCTACCATGTTGTCAATGACCTTTTTGAAATCATCCAACTTGTAGCCCTCACTCCATCTAGCTTGAATCAATTTCTTGTTGCTATTCGACTGATAGCGATAAGACTTTCCAGTGGCAGAATTTAAGTATTCAATGATTTCCTTAATCGGACATATATTATATATATCTTCTTCTTTATCTGTTTCTTCTTCTTTATCTAGTGCGTTACCATGCGTTACTGTAACGTTACATGTAACGTTACTATTTGCTAATGTTCTTTGTTTCTCTCTATGTTTTGCAACACGTTTCCGAGCTTGCTCTCTAACCCTTTCCATGCTTTCCACGCTCTGATGTTTCTCCCAATTCGGGATTGTTATGGCATTATTGATAATCTCAATCATCCCAAACTGCTCAAAAGTTTGAAGCGCTGCTCTAACAGTGTTCAAAGGCCTACGAAATAGTGTAGACAACATTTCGTCTGTGTAATGTACGCGGTCATTCATCATAAGAACACCACCATAATTCTGCTTGCCGGCTAACGTCAGCAGTTTGAACCAAACAACGATAATCGTGTCAGCTTCCGGTAACGACTCAATTAGCAGGATTTTTTCATCATCGAAAATATCCGTGACAATCTTAATCCATTTAATTTCACTTGCCATCCTTCTCCTCCCACATCTCAGCATTTACACCTTTATTAAACAAATCCTGCTGATAAATTCTAGCCTTCTGCCAGGTATCAAATGACCGTTTTTGGTAAAATCTATAACCGCGCTTGGTCTTGGTCTTCTTTGCCACAATCCAAACCATAGCTAGACCTCTCTATCTGCCAACAGTTCCGCCTGGCACTTGTTGACATTCTCCAAATAGTCAATCCGTCTGCGTAGCTCATCAATCAGCCTAGACTGTCCAACGCATTCTTGATTTTTCAGCAAAGCCAGTTTCTTGTATTCCTTGGCTGTGTGCCTAGCGTTAGCCAACTCACGTTCAATCTCATGTTGACTTCGAGGGATATAGCCATCTTCCTCAACACTCAAAAACTTCTTCATCATTTCCAAAAATTTCATATCATCCTCCGTAATATCTGTGAATTTGCAAATATCTCAAATTCCGTTCTGGTTGCTTTTCTTCAACCACAGGTTCTTTGACTTCAATTTCAATCTTCATTGGCTTGCGGATCAGCCATACTAAAACTACTGTCAAGACTGCAATCAAAATCAAGCCCTGCTCAGCTGTCAACATTAATTCTTCTGTCATATTAGCCTCCAATTCTCACACATCCATGCCACGACTGCATCTCGTGGAAATCTCAAATGTGAGCCCTTCCCTTTATCAATCTTTGGGAAACCATCTAAGCTTATTACTCTTTTAAACTCATCGTAGTTCCCAATTCCTAGCAACTTCATGCACTGCTTGGTATTTAATAACAAAGGCATTGCTAGTTCGATATTAAATACCTCAAATACCTCAACCAGTCGGACCTTTAGTTGACTGATAAATCGAGTTATGAGGCTTTCTGCTATGTCATCCATCTTGTCAAACCTCGCTTTCGTGTGTTATAATTAGATTGTTTATTTTAGTAAGAGCCTGATTGCCGTCAGGCTTTTTGTGTGTTTTACAGTTCATAAGCATTCATTTCCCTAATCTTCATTTTGGTGTTTGTGCTTGGTTCCCATGTCATCCAGTAGGACAATGCGGCTTCCGCAAATTTCTTTGGCAACATGTCATAGCGATTAATATTAAAATGGTCTTTAAAATCAACCTCGGCTTGTCGAAAGACCGATTGTGCAAAGATTTTGTCAGCATAAGCTGGACTGTCCATTCCGCCTAGACAAGCCACGACACGAGCTTTTCTCTTCTTCAGTAAGGCTTGAGCAAAGCTAGGATGAATCGGTTGTTCATTTTTGAGATAGTCAACATCTTGAGCCAATGCCAACTGTTGTTCTTTCAGTTTTTTCTGACCAGTAAATAAAGCGATAAAAGCCTCATCAGACAGATTTTCTGGCACATAAGCTCCCTGTTGTCGAATCTGTGGCAATACCTCGCTAGTGACCCAACGTTTGAATTCTTTGGCCTGTGGCAACTTGCTAGATAAAATCAGCGAATACAGTCCAGATTCGTTGATGATGATTGTATTTTGGATACGTCCCAAACTATCTGTGAGTCCGTGTTTCACGGAGTCATCCCCATCAACGTGTCGTGAGATTGCATCAAGTGGTTTTAGATAACCTAAAATATCTGCTACGTCTTTCCCGACAAACCAAGGTTCGTTATTAATAGTTACCGTACGGACTTCCCGCCCGTGGAAAACAAAAATTTCGTTCATATTTGATTTCTCCTTATCTTTCCGAGTGCTAGTATGGTATCCCATACGTCTAGACCTTCAAGACTATCCATCATTAGCTGACTCAGTCGATGATTTTTCTTTTGCCAATTGGCTATCAATTTGCTAGTCATTATCATCGTCCTCAGCTATTTCTCTTCAAATTCTTCCCAGGGCTCACGAATGCCCAGCAATTTAGACACTCGCAATTTTAAGTCTGCGCTACCTTTACCTTTGGTTAGCAAGTCCGTGATGGTTCCTTGGCTACGCAGTCCAACTGCCTGTGTCAAATCAGCCTTGGTCCAGTTCTTTTCTTTCAGTCTTTGTTCGACCAACTCTGCCCATTTCTTGTGTTGTTGGCTCATGTTTACTCCTTCCTTTTTTTAAAATAAGAGTAAAGCGAATTTTTTTGCGAAATTTGCGTAAAAAAACATTGACTAATTCTACTCAATAGGGTAAAATCAATGTATAAGAAAAACATCAAACAATTGTCCGATAAATACTATAGTCAAACTCGCCAAAGTTTATTTTTTTAGTTTTTATCTTCGTTTCTTGTTTCGCTTAAATATTCGCTTTACATTTTATATTTTACTATCTTGAGTAATATTTGTCAACATTTTATACTCAAAATAGTAAATATTTTTTGTCATAGCTAGAAAAGGCTTGGTATGACTGAATTATCTCTTAATAAGATCGCTTTCGACAGAATTAAAATCCTTGCTGACAAAAAGAAAATAAGCTTGCAGGCTTTAGCTCTTTCTGTTGGGTTAGGCGAAAGTTACGTTTATAATTTACAAAGCAGAAAATCTTCTTCTAGTGAAGCTATCACTAAGATAGCAGATTATTTTAATGTCTCGACAGACTATATCTACGGTAGAACAGATAACCCTCGAATTGCTACTGATGATGACTTGTCAGAAATTGATCTGAAAAAGGATGCTGCTGAGAGTTTCTTTTATGACGGTCATGAACTCAATGACGAAGATTTGGATTTGATTGCCTCAATCTTAGAAACTCGTATAAAAAATAGAAAATAAGGAGCTTTGCCTATGATGACAGCAGAATCAGTCTGCGCTGAACGTGGTATTGATTTGGTTTATTTTGACGGCAGGGATACGGGCAACAAAGGCATCTATAACAAAAAGCACAATTTAATTGCAGTTGATACATATCTTGATGAAATCGAAAAGAAGAAAATCATTTACCATGAAATTGGACATCAAGACCACGACCCGTCACAATACGACCGTAGACGCGAACAGTACGAACTGCAAGCGGACCGAAATATGATCCATTACCTAGTCAAAGAAGAATTAGCATTGTTGGAAGATATAAATGATTTTAACTACATTAGGTTTATGCAAAAGTACAATTTAAAAACCACGGTCAACGAAACCATGGTTATTGAGGAATTTAACAATTTAATAAATAGTTAATAATACGTGCAAATACTGAATCACGTTAAAAGCTGAAAAGGAGATTCTCATGGAAAAGAAAAATGAGAAAAAAGCGTTAGGCATTATTGCTATTGTTCTAGGTGTTATTGCTTTGCTTGGTTCTTGGGTGCCAATTATCAATAACATTTCATTCTTCTTTGGGCTTCTTGCTCTTGTGTTGGGTGCTATCGGGCTTTTTGTTAACCGTAAAAACTCAAAAACTCTATCAATCGTTGGTACAGCTCTGGCAGTAGTCTCAATGACTATCGTGCTAATTACTCAATCAATGTATAGTAAAGCGATTGACGATGCCAGCAAAGCGGTAGAAACAGCCGTGAGTGAGGTAGAGACATCCATGTCATCATCCCAGGCAGCGATTGACGAAAGTTTCAAATGGACTAAAGCTGATTTTGATGCTCTTGTGGTCGGAGACGCTTTGTCTGGCGTTGGAGGTGCAAACTTCAACGAAATTATCTCAAAATTTGGTGAGCCACAAAGTTCCTCTGAATCATCTTCAGAAAGCTACACAACAAAGTACGTTGACTACAATACGATGGGAGGCACTGAATATAAGAGTGTATCTCTACAGTTTGTAAAACAAGAAGACGGTACATGGTTGCTATCGTACAAATATGCTAGTGGACTTGAATAATAAGTAAAACAAAAAGCCTTACGCTCAAATTTTGGTCGAGGAGAGCGTAAGGTGATGTGGATAGTCAGAAACCTGCTGTGAAGTAGGTCTCTTTACTATATCTAGTTTATCAAATTTGAAAGGGTAAATCA